TTTCTCAAGATATTCCTCAGAATCATCAAATTCTTCCCCTTCAGGGATATCTAATATATTTTTAGAAGCTAAATACTTTGAAAGTAAAAAGAAAACTGAAGTAGAATCAATTGAAGAAGAAGTAGAAGAAAGTGAAGAATTTTCTTTTAAACCTTTAGTTGAACATTTAGCTTCTAAAAATATATTAGATATCCCTGAAGGGGAAGAATTTGATGATTCTGAGGAATATCTTGAGAAACTAGTAGATAATACAGCAACTAAAAGAGCTGAAGAGAAATATAATAGTTTCTATGAATCTCTTCCTGAAGATGGTAAAGAACTTTTAGATTTTATGTCTAAAGGTGGAGATCCTAAAGAATTTGTGAATGTTTATTATAATCAAGGTTCATATAAAAATGTAAATCTTGATAATGAAGAAACACAAAAAGCAATTATTAGAGATGGTTTGAAACTTGCTGGTTGGGATGAGGATTCAATTGAAGATGAACAAAAAGCTGAATTGATTAAAAATCAAGAAGCTATTAGAAACAATCAAGTTAAACAGCAAGAAGAATATTGGAATAATTTAAAATCTGAACTAGATAAGAAAACAGAAATTAATGGATTTCCTTTAACTGATAAAATCAAAGCTCAAGTTTGGGATCATATGAGTAAACCAGTTGATAAAAAAACAGGAAAAACTCAATTGATGGTAAACAATGAGAAAAACAAAGATGCTCAATATCTATATGCTTATTTAGATATGATGAATTGGGATATATCTAAACTTGAAAAGTCAGTTAAAACTAAAGTAACATCAGAACTAAGAAAAAATCTTAATAAATTTACAGATAGTAGAGCTAAGATTGGAAGACAAGGTAAAACTGAATATACTGAAGAAAAAGAGAATACATTTGAAGGGTTTAAAACACTCTTTGGTGCATAAATAAAACAATAAATATAAATAAGAACAAATAAGAACAAAAATAAAAGTCTATAAAAAATGGCTAATCTTAACGATTTACAAATTTCAACAGGTAACTGGCACGCTGGCTTAACTCAGGCAAGTCACCTTTCTACATTCTTCCAAACTGAACCAGCAATGGCTTCTAGTGTTGTAACAAGAGTGTATAACAAAATTAATGGATATAAAAATCCACTATCTTTTCTAACTACTGGAACTGGTAGAGCTAAACAATTGGACAACATCCAATATCGTTGGCCTCTAATTGGTGATAGTGAAAAAGCTATTCCAGTAACAGCTTACGTGGATTCAGCAAACACAACTCCTGGCATTAACCAAACAACTTTCAGAGTTAAATTGGCTGAAAAATGGTTTACTGTAGGTGATGTTATTGTACCAGATAATACAAATTATCCTTGTAGAGTTCAAGAAGAAGCTTATCAAGATGGTGCTGATTGGGTTTATACTTTGCAATTGGTTACAAATGACCAAACAAAATATGTACCTGTTGCTCATTTTTATTATTTATTAATATACATATTATTTTTGACATTTCCTAATTTTTAAATCAACTATTTTTATTTTTCATTCTATTCTTATAGCTTAATGTTTACTTTTTCTTTTGTTTAGATTTAGAAATTGCTGCTTTTGTTTTCATTTTTTCTAATTTCATCTTTTTATCCATCATATCTTTATCAAGTTTAGCTTTTTTATTAGCCAATTGAATTTGATTCTCATTTTGAAGTTTCATCATCTTCAATTTCTTTTCTTCTATATCTTGTTTAGCTTTTATTTCTTTCTCTTTAAGACTTATTTGTTTATCATTCTTTTCTTTATCATGAATTAATTTAGATTGTTCCATAAATGATTTAGAAGCTAGGTCTTTTTCATCTAATGCTAATCTACTTACTTCCATTACATCTGGAATACCATTAGAATCAGTATCTTTATCTTCTGAGAAACTTAATGCAGATATTGTTGCTACTTCTAATTTAGTTGCATTATTACTGTCTATTTCATATTGTTTAAGATCTCTATCTGCTTGTCTTTCTGCTAATTCTTCTTGATGTCTTTGAGATTCCATAGCAACTAATTCTTTCTCATGTTCTTGTTGAGATTGCGCTGCTTGTTGTTGTCTTTCAACCATTTGTTCTTCTTTAGTTTCTAACATTCTAATCATATCTTGAGTAGACTCTAGAGATAATACTTTAGCAATATCTGATAAACTTGCTTTATCTGATTGTAATGCAGTTTGAAACAATCCTTTTACTGTTTCAAATATTTGTTGATCTTTAGAAGAGTTAGAAACAAATACTCCAAATTCAGTATTCTCAAATTCAGGTCCATCTATTGATAATAGTTCTATACCTAAATCATCTAAAACATATTGAACTTTCTTACCTTCTCTCCAAGCAATCTTAGCACATTCAATTAAAGAAGTATATACTCTACGTTTAACTTCATTGTGAGATTCAAACCAATATTCAGTTATAAATGCTGATTGTTGAATTGCTTGTTGTGTTACTCCTAACCCATCTCCTCCACCAACTTGAGATAATCTTTGTGGGGATATTCCAGACAAGAAAGCAATTTGTTGTTTAATATATTCAAGTGTATTAATGTGTTGTTGAATATAGTTACCTAATGTTAAATCTATTGATTGAAATTGATTAAAGTTAGAAGTTTGTCCAGTTCTAGAACCTTTCTTACCTTCTTCATGTGAGTTTATGAAAGCTATCTTCATAGACTTTAAGTAATACATCCACTTTTCTAAATCCATTCCTTCAGATCTTGGAATTTGAGCTAAATCCATCAACATGATTTTACCCATATCACTTGCAAAAGCTAATTCTAATCTGTACATGATAATATTATACAAATACTGATAAGGTTTCATTCTATCTATTAGACTTACTGAAACTGAATTAGTAGCATTGTATAATAAACCACTATAACCTAATTTACAATAATATGGATTATCAAGTCTTCTTCGTTGGTTAGATTTAGGTTGAATATTAATATAGAATTCATTAGCTATTTTAACACCTTCCCAAGCTTGATTAATCCAAAACCATTCTACTTTCCAACCTTGTTCTTTATTTTCATCAGATAATTTAAATGTTTCATCAACCATTGTTTCTTGAGGTTGATCATTTTCATCTAAATAATATAATGTACCTACTTTTTGTAATGATTGCCATTCAACTCTAACAACTCTAACCATTCCTGGATTAGATGATGTACCATATCCATTACTATTGTTAAAACTACCAAAAGCAGGAACTGATCCATCTACATTAGGTAGTACAAAATCAGGAGATGTGTTTTGTCTAATTTGAGATATGATTCCTTTACTTCTATCTTCAATATCTGATATTTGTTTTTCAGTTAAATCATCACCATATTCATCAACTATCATAGGAACACTCATCATTCTTGTTTCTATGATTGCTACTGCATCATCTATGAAGTCTGAATCATTATCTAGTACAACAGCAATGTCAGGTGGATTACATCTTCTAACAACAGGTTCTCCATTTACTATACCTGTCCAGTAAATTTCTTCTCCTGCAACTAAAGCATCTTTCCAACCTTTGTTAAAAATTAATTTAGTATTTAAAGATTTCTTAAGATAATTTAAAGTTTTATTTCCAGTAGTTTCTAAAATATCAGAGTAAGAATACTTCATATACTTTTGAATCTCTTCTGGAGTTTGAGGTTGTTGAGGTTGTCCTGTTTGTGGATCAATAGGTAAACTAGCAGGATCTATCTCAGCCATTAGTTTTTGTTCTAGTGATTGAAGTATTAAATCTCTTTGTTTCTTTTCTTTTCTTGTTGTAACTTCTGGGTTTTCTGCAACTACTCTAAAGTTATCAGGTCTTTTAGATTCTTCTCCTAATAATAACATGATTGCTGGAGATATAATATCATAGTGTTGTAATGTAGCTGGAAATTCAGTATCTTTCAATCCTAATGGATTACAAACATATTCTAAATCTGCTTTATTAAATCTACCATTAAAAAGGTCATAATTGATTAGTTTTCTAGTATTAGTAGTTCTATTACCACTTGGAGATCTATATGCTAGATTCTCCCAATAATCTAGAGTTTCTTCTTTCCATTTTTTTCCTTTTTCTGATTTAGCTAATTTTTGCTTTGGTAGTTCGTTGGCCATTTATATTAGTATAGTGAATTGTTGTTCTTAGTAAATAATTTTTTTGAGAAAAACTTATCTGTTTCCCAGGTTTCTTGTATCTCTTGTATGTGAATTTTATGTTGTTCTTTAGATTGTAATATACATAACATAAAAGCAATTACTCTATCATAGTTACCTTCTCTATCATATGCAATTAATTCTTTTAGTAATGCAACTGATAAGATGGTGTGTAAATTGAGTATTTTTTCTCCATTTAAATTTTCCTTTTCTTCTAATAACCATTGTTTAAGATATATCTCACATTGGTCTTTGATTCCACTTGAACCATTAGATCCTCTATTCATGTGAATTCCATATCCTCTATTTACTTTAGAATCTTTAACAATATCTTTAATTATCTGAGGTTGTTCACACAAATAATGTAAACAGTGCTTTTGTTCAAAGTATATTTTCAAACCTTTAAGTTGATTTTCATATAAACATTTAGCATTGTAGTAAATACATAATTTTCTACAATTTTCATAAAACTCATCTGCAAATTCAGGTCTACCTGTATATTCAGCTACAATTTGATTGTATGTTTTATCTGCTCTATAAAATGTTTTGTAAACAAAGAATGAACC